GCCTGTCCCATCATTTGCAGATGATCCGATATTTACTGTTTGCTTTGTCATTTAAGCCTCATCAAATGTGTTGTCTGCTGAATCAAATGTACTATCCGTCGAATCTAAAGTTAACGATCCTGTTTCAACGCCTTCGTCAAATGTGTTGTCGGTTGAATCCAAGGTGGTGCCTGTTGAGTCAAACGTAAGTGCTGTGGTCACCGTTGAAACGGTCACATCTCCAGCAGATGACGTTGTCGCAGGACCTGTTACTGGAACAACAATACCAACAACAGGAACGTCTCCTGTAATTGTAACCGTGCCGACACCACCCAGTAATGCGCTTGGCGAGCCGAAAGATTGTAATGTTTGCTCGTCCAGCGCCGGATAACGAAATGTAAAACCTTCCTGAAATCGATCAGGGCGCGGATCAAACAGTGCCTGTGGGTCAAATATCTTCACTCGACCCAAGAAATTCTGTGGCTGGTCTGGATCGGCAACATCTTTACCAACCCGAAAACCAGTCTTCACACCGTTCCTGTACTCATACACCAGCTCATCAAGCGGGTAGCGAAATCCCGTCTTATCGCAGAAACCAAATGCACGACTGCCTTTTGCGTACGCTGGCATGGTCAGTTCTCGTAATTCAATACCAACTCTTCGCCATCTTCGATAGCGCGAGTTGTATATACGTTATATATACGGCAGTCATCCCAGTCATGAACCAAGACAAGTTCGCAATTGGCTTCTTCGGCATGGTTTAGAAACCCGCCAATTGGTGTGCGTATGTACCCTTGGAACATGGGCACCTTGATGTGTGTTGTACCAAGGTCAGTCTCTGGATCTATTTCGGTCATGGCAAAAATACCCAACCCCTCGATCTCACTGTCACCAATCGTAATCTCATCTGGCAACGGCTTGTAATAAAAAGGATTATAGATCGCGTCTTGCATCAGGGGCCTGCCAAATAAAATGTATCAAATGGAATGAACCGAAGTGATGAGCTATCTTGGTCTTCACCTGCCGCCAATTCAAACTGAAACTCGTATTCCTGTTTCAATGCACCGACTCGGTCATTCACTTCAGGTCGCTTCATAGCGATATAATAAGCAAGCCCAGCCACAAGACAAGGCACAAACCGAGGAGGAACGTCCGCTGTTCCTGACACTCCCGTTGAAATGCTTTCAATGCCACGAAGGTAGTAAAACGCCAAAGTGTAAGTGTCAGCCGAATCCGGCACAGGCCAAAGCGTAACCGTTGTTTCCGTTGCCAAACGTCGAACGAACGCTTGAACAGGTCTACCTGTCGTGTTCTTGTTCGTCTGCTGAGAATAGGTCGAAACACTGATTCGCTCCACATTTGTGTCAATTTGGTTTTGCCCCGATCCAGTTCGTAGCGAAATCTCAATCAAGTCAATGGTATCTGCAGGTAGCGTATACGTTTCTGTGCCAGATGATAACGCGATTGTACCGGGCTCAATAGTCCAGAGGTTGAGTCCTCTGTTTTGCCATTCCAGTGTGAGAAGATTCAAACTTCTTCGGGCGGTTTTTAAATCGTAACCAGAGCGCATCTCCAGTCCTGCACGCTCAAAGGCTTCCTCAAAGATCTCTGGTAGGTCTGGTGTTACGACAGCCATTATGCCCTTGTCCTTCCTCTCGTGGCCACTCCGTCACGCATACAGCGTCCTCCGGACTTGGCCTTACTTACCTTGGCCTTGGGTGTGTTTGCAACGAATTGCTTACCCTTGGATCCTTCGCGTTTCTTTTTTCGGGCGGTAGCCTTACGCTCGGCCTTGGATAGACTCTGTGCCTTCTTGCGAGGGAGACAACGGTCTGGGTTTTTCTTGTTCTTTGAAGAGCCGCATGGACCGGCAATGTTGCCTTCGGAATCAATTCGTACCCAGTCTTCGTCTAGCCACTTCTTGAGCTCACCCATTACTTGCCCTTCCGCTTTCCGCCTTTAGACTTCTTGGCATAGTTCGGGTCTTTGCAATACTTTGAAGCGGCAAGATTTGCGTATGCACTTGGATACTTGTCAAATGTCCGCTTGGCCCACGCCTTTCCTTCTGGGCAAATTTTGTTACTCTTCTTTTTTGTTTTGCCGCCCTTCTTCATCTTGGTGACGCTTGGGCCGTCATCAATATTTCGGGCGCTCCGAATCACGTCCAGATCACCGGCATCTGTGCCAGTTGACATAAATCCACATGTTCTACCCTTGGACCGCATACGATTCCCCGTTAACTGTTTGCCCATCTGCGCTCTACTGATTGCCATCATTCACCCGCCAACAGTGAATCGACAATGCTTTGTGCAGACTCTTCAGGCGTTGAATCAAACGGATACCGCTCTCCAGCAGGCGTGAACTGCGGGAACCGTGAACCAATCAAAGAGGCGATGCCTTCTTCTGCCTGACGCTCTGGTGACATTATACCAATCTGTTCAAGGAACTCGGGCTCGTATAGTGCCGCAGGTTCAAATCCTTGTGCCAATCGATCTGCTGTAAGATCTTGAAATGATTGCTCTATTTCGGGCGATAGCGTGTAAGAACCGAAGTCTCTGGCAAAATCAAATGGGCTCGTGATTTGTGGCTGACGGTATTCGAAATCGAGTAGAGGGTCATACTCTCCAGATCCAAAGTCATACGGATCAGTTTGAACGGGTGGTGCGGGCTCAAACCCATCATCTCCACCTTCTCCACTTACTAGGTCAGGCGGCGTTCCTGTGCCAGTTCCGTCTCCAGCGCCCTCTCCTGTTCCTGCTTGCCCTTCACCTTGTCCGAGGATGCCTGAAGTTTCATCTCCTTCTCCGCCCTCTCCGCCTTCAGTAAACGGATTGAGACCCCCTGAACCTGACTGGCCAACAATCCCAGAGTCTGTTCCGATAATTCCACCCTCTCCGGGAAGCAGTCCGACGCCGCCTGAATCTGGAGAGAGTCCGATACCTGACGTGCTTTGCTCTTGCTGGGCCTGATCACCAGTCTCGGAAGGGAAAAATGCAGGGTAGTCATACGCAAAATCTTCAACACCTTCTTGAGCAACTTCATCATCCCCAAGCCTACCTGCTCCACCTGAGCCGCCGGGCAACCCAGCTTCATCTTCGCCTTCACCAGTCCTTGCTTCGGCGCCCTCTATTGAGCCATCAACTCCAACATCTTCGGTGGAGATCTGCACCATTGGTGCACCAACAACTTGACCTTGTTGCATTAACGAATCAATCTCTTGGCGGTAGATACCAAACTCATTCGGTTCGTTACGATATCCCTTGGCCAATTCGTCCATGTAAGCCTTACCGGCTTCGTTAAGAGACACGGTATTCGTTGCCGTATCTATTTGATACGACCCCTCTGGCAGAGTTGATACAGGGACACCCGCGCCAATCCTGTCCTGTGACACGAACGTATCTTCGAACCCAGTTGGTTCATAATCTCCGGGCAAAAGAGTGACTTCAACTTCTGGTGGTTCAAAACTGTACGGCAAGCCATACGAGCGCTCACCCTCTTCAAGGCCACCCAAGTCTCTCGCAAATGTATCGATTTGATCCAATGACATGTCAGCCAACTTGCTCTCTAAATTGGCAATGTTTGCTGGATCCTCTGGATTCAGTGTTGTGCTGTTTTGTATGTCTGGATTATTTTTGTAAGCGTTGACGGCATTTGTGACAGCTTCTTCTCTTGCTCTGTCGTAAGAATCTAAACCCAAAACGTCACCAGAACCTGTGACTGCAACACCCTGACCTTCGTCAATCAGGTCGCTCATCTCTTCAAACTGCTGAGTGATCGCATCCAATTGTGCGTCCAACTCGTCTGGAGTTTGCGGAACAGTCACTGTGATGTCGGGGACCAGACCAGCTTGCAGAGTCTCTGTTGGGTAGCCTGCCGTGATTGAATCATCGCCAGTCATACCTTCATAGGTATCCGCTACAGCTTCGTACCCTTCTGTGCCTCGGCCGCTTACACTTCCATCTCCGCCGATGGCCGCTCCGCCAGTCTCCTCAATAGCCCTGTTCATATCCTCAAACTGTTGAGTGATGGCGTCAAGCTCTGCCATCTGCTCATCTTCTATGTCACCACTGAGATAGCCGCCGCCGCCGGGCCCCATGTCGTTGTTTCCGCCGCCAGTCTCCACGCCCTCAGAGGTGAAGGATTCTCCCGCATCATATGCGGCATCCATTGCGTCAAATTCTGCGGAAATTGCATCAAGATCCCGATCCATTTGATCACGGTCATCATCACGATCATCGTCATCACTATCGTCGCGACCGCCGCCGATGCTTCCAATATCTCTGTCGCGCTCCGCATCACGGGATGTGTCTCGGCCGGCAGAAGAAGATAAGCCGCCGCGTTGCGCCGGTGACGTGGTCGGTCGGTCATCATCACCGCCACCGCCGCCACCGCCACCGTCTCCGCCAAAGCAGAACAGCAGTGTCTCCATTGGATTGTCTTCAGGATATAGAGCGTTGAGTCTCATGAGTCACCATATGCATACAATTTTCCAACGTGTTTTCTTCGCCGAAGAATTTTTACCGGGCACCTTGGTCCATACTTATCGTGTATCAACCGTCTAAACCAATTCACTGCTTCGCGGCAATTCCCGTAAGGCGCCGCGAAATCTATAAACCAAAGCTCCCCGTCTTCCCCTTCAAAATCTTCTGGTTGGAGCTTACGGGTTCCTGTGATGTATCCTTGTTCAGCCTCTGGGCTGAGAAACGCCCAAGTTGCGAATGCAACCGGACATCCGTCCTTCTCGTACAGGTGAGCCTTGTTGTTGTCTCGGGCTGGCTTGATTACCCTGTGTAAGTCTTCCCTGCTGTAATGCTTGTGATGCTCGGAGTCTTTCATTATCTGAACGAGCTTCTGGTAAAACATTGTTAAAACGCTCTCTGACTTCTTCAACAGACATGTCCATTGCGCGAGCAAAACGCTCAACGCTAACACCAACTCGCATCATAACACGAGCAATCTCCTTGTCTGTTTTGCCTCGGGCGAAGCGTCTAATCTGTTCGTCAGTGATTTCGCCATTAGTTCGGCCGCCCTCTTGGAAGCGGCGAACATCTTGCATGTAATCATCGAGTGCTCTGAAATACCGTTCCATCACCACTTCTCCAGTAAATAAG